TCACAGCCGATCGGCATGATGCAGCACCACAAACTTGTCCCACAGCTGTTCGTTGGTTTCGCGGTGCTCTGAATTGACGATAATGGTGTTGTCGATCGGGCACACCTGCTGGCAGGTTGGAGTATCGTAATGACCGACGCATTCGGTACAGCGATCGGTATCGATCTGGTAGATATCATCGCCCATCGAAATGGCCTGATTGGGGCATTCCGGTTCGCACATGTCGCAGTTGATGCACCGCTTTGTAATTAGTAAAGCCATATCAATCACTTACGCTTTTATTCTATTTAAATCATGCAGTTATCTGCATTTCCTATTGCGCACGATTCCGCACAATGTGTATATTTATACAGTGTTTCAAACATTGAAAAACCATGTTCAGCAACACAGAATGGCAACACATGCCCTTTTTAGCCTCCAGATATAACCTCATGTGTGAGCTTCAAGCTGGTGGCCTCTGATACAAGGAAATATCAATGCCGCGCACTGTAACACAGATGCAGGATAACCCCAATAATGATGAGTTCTTAGCCGCATCTGCGCGTTGGGAGGACTGCAAACCACCATACGCAAGCTCACACATAAGAATCTGTGTTGCTGCCGCCAAAATCATTTTAGCGCACGTAGGGCAGGCTCGGCGCTCGAAGTACGAAAAGGACAACTATCTCCGTATAGATTTCAGTAAAGCAGGAAAGGTTACGTTCTATGCTGAGTTCCCAAAGAAAATGGGATTGAAGGGTAAAAAGCTGGGGGAATGGCCAGAAATGGCTATTCAGATTGCTAGGGAGAAGGCGAAGGATATTGCGGATCATGGCTTGAAAGCTGAGTCGGTCCAACAGGCCATCAAAGAGTATGAAGGAGACCTAAGCGCTAAGGTTGATCGCCAAAAGCTGGGGGAGGATAGTTATAAAACTTACTGTACCAGGACTAAACAGATCGCCGCCGCATTTGGTGAGCGTGAAGTTTTCAGTGATATAACATACAACCGGCTGCTAGAGGTTCTCGACCTTTGGATTGAAACAAAGTCCAATAACCAAGCTCTGGAGTTATCAGCAGAACTACGACGCTTCTGGAAATTTGGTGCGCCGCGATACTGCAATGGACGTAATGTAGCCGCAAGTTTGCCAAGCGATTATATATCTTCACGGGTACAGAAACCGACGCCGACCCGTCTTTACACCGATATTGAGTCGATCGCCGGTCTATGGTTGAACATAGCTGCCGCCAGCTCAGTGCATCAAAAAAATGCCATGAGGTATATGATCCTTACGGGAGTTCGCCCGATCAATGTCGGAAATTTGCGATGGAGTTTTGTTAACGAAGAGGCGGGAGAGATTGTCTATCCTGCTGGTGTGATTGGTATGAGAGGGGCGATGAAAACGCAGAAGGAATTCCGACTCCCAATCACGCCTGGTATCAGGCAAATTTTGGATGAGCAGAAGAAATGGAGGGATTCTGTAGAAGGGTGCAATAAAGAGTATGTTTTCCTTCAGCCGCGTGACCCGGAAAAACCATTCGCCAAACGTTCTCTGGACAAGCTTATCAAAACATACAGCCCAGAGAACGCCGTGAAGGGTGTTAGACACGATGGCACTGTGAAGGGAAAGGAAGGTGCATTTAATACAATGTGCCGTAAATTCCTCAAGAGCAATATCATTGCTGCGATGCGTAACAAGGGACATTCTCGCAGTGACTCGAAAGAAATTAGCATTCTTTGCATGCATCACTCTGACAAGGAATCAGACCCGATGGGGGAATTCTATGATTTCTCGGATGAGATTTTAAACGAAGAAATGGCATTAAAGCGGCTGGCCTTTGAAGCCCATGAGACTAGCATACTCGCTCAGGTCGCGTTGTTAAGAAAGAAACGTTAATAAGCGCTTCTGCATTTAGCAATAAAAGCCAAAACATTTTTGCGCTCATATCGGACTACTTTATGTGTAAACCGAATGGGCGCTAAAATCTGCCGGTGACGGTGATTATTGTTCCAATCCCTCAAAGTTTTAGTAGTAACCCCTCCAATAAGTTTGCATACCTCTTCTGGGGTTAGCAAATCCAGCTCTGAACCTTCTTTATTATTATTCATGAACCCCCCTTGATTTAATCTTGCTGGTGGCCTGCAAATAGGCGCTGATAAATTGCGGAAACATACTTCGCCTGGTGGATAGCATCGGCTAAGGCGTTGTGACGCTCGCCGTCAAACGGCATATCACGCTTAGGATCAAAGCCAACCTCGCGGCCAAGCTCGACGATAGTGCGCACGTCCCTGTCGTTGTACCATTCCCACGGTAACGGAACGCATTCACGCTGGTAAGACTCACGCAGGATAATGTTATCGAATACAACGCCGTTCCCCCATACGCGCAGGCTACGAGGATTGGCGGCATTGGCCCGGATAAACTTATTCAGGTCATACAACGCAGACAGCAACGACGGCGCACCTTCAACGCAGATCGCCGCGCGGGCTTCGCTGCTTTGCTTCATCCACCAAATAATCGTATCGGCGTCAGGTGTCGCCTTATTGGCCATAGCGCTTTGCAGGTCAACAGCGGTATAGAACGATTCCCCCAGTTCGCCGTTGCGCGGTGAAAAGAGTACGGCTCCGATGGCCACAATAGGAGCGCAGGGCTTCTTACCCATAGTTTCAAGGTCAAGCATTAAATGGTTCATCAACTTTTCTCCAGGCATAAAAAAACCCACTTAGCAGCGGGCTTTATAAGAAATTTTAAGGAAAATCTCAGAGAGTTAATGAATTTTTAACTCTTTTTTAGCTTCTGAGACTAGGTCAGTAAGTAACTTTTTTGTAAGCTCGAAATCCCTTTCAGATGCTTCTAAACTGCTAAGAGCATCGTCGTAACAGTCATCCATTATTCTTTTTCTGGCACTTACGAAGTTATCTAAAATGATTTTGACATTTGCAGTTAATGTGAAATCAGCTAATTGTGCTATTCTTTCAAGCTCTTGAAGGTCAAGCCAGTATGCGGCTAACAACTTCTCCTCAATTTCTTTAGGATGCGGCTTAAATCTTGATTCTAAACCTTCCATTTTTTCATATTCGCAATCCAGGAGGTACTCATTAGCCATTTTGATTCGATACGCAATATTGATGATCTCGGTGAAAGTTTGCAGACGCTTCTCCCACCATTTTTCCTTGTAGAACTTATTTAGAGCAAATTTGGCAGAAAAATATGCAGCGAATGCTGCTACAACTAGCGGGACGATGATTTTGGATATAAAGTTCATAATTTCCAACGAAGACTGTATCGACGTAGCGCTCAATTTTTACTCCTTGGACTCTATTCCTCGCAATACGCACAATTATATCGTTATTTCCTAATCTATTTAAGCTCGTTCTCAATTTTTTGCATTCCCATCCTCCGGTGCTTCTGCCTGCATTCCGGTGCGGCAGGTATCCACGGCCGCACGGTAGATATCCTTGATTGTTCCCCATGGAACGGTGATTTCTTCCTCGAATTCTCCAGCATCGCCACAATCATCACAGCCTTCGCCGCCACATTCACGGCATCTAACCGTACAAGAAACTTTAAACTCACCAGACAGCGCACCTTTCGCGCCGTTTGCTGCGGTCAAAGTCAGCGGCATGATGCAATAGCCATCCGGTGTCGCTAGTTTGGCTCGGAGGGATTCACTTTCGATAATGATGGCCTGTGCAGCCTTGATGGAATCGTAACAACCATGCACGAACAGGCTTCCATCCCCGCTGCCGACGCCCATACTCATTGCTGTTTTGGCCTCCAGCTCGGCGATGTACTTTATTGCAGCTTCGGCAGTCCAGATTGTGAAGTCGATGTCATTCTGGCTGGGTGCAGGTAGTTCGCCGGATTTAACTTTGCGCCAGTAGTCGGCTGTAGCCTTCAAGTTATCCATTGCTCCTCCTTGGAGTTAGGTATCGATTACGGAGTTGTAATCATTGTGGGTAAGCAACTGCCAATTCTGGCCGTCATCTTTTGAAAGTAACCGCCAACGCTTATTAACCCGGAAGGTGAAGTATTTTTTACCGTGGGTTTTTCTGGGGAATATTTGACAGGCACTGAACTGGTTTAATATTTCCAGTGCCTTGGCGGTTATCCACGAAGGCGCGTTGTTCAAATTGACGCTCATTGCTGGTGGGCTTCATTGCGATAATCACTGATTATCTGCATCACCTCGTCTTTGCTGCCTTTGGAAAGCATAAGCATGTCGCTATCACCATTAACAATGGGAACGGCGTCAAAGAGCAGCTCCAGCATCCTGCGGGCTTTTTTGGCGCTGAATTGCGGCTGTGCGATGCTCTTAGTGACTTTCGTCTTACCAGCGTCCTCTGCCTTTTTCATTAATCTAGCGGCTTCTTTGTCAGCATAAACGCCGTGCTCGCGGTTGATGCTGATTGCCAGGGCGTAATTCATTGAACCGGTGCGAACCAGGCTTTTAACGTATGGGGTGCATTCCTGCAATTGAAGGTGCTGGAGAATGTCAGACTCAGACCGCTTAACTTTTTTGGCGATCTCCGCGTTGGTCCAGCCCTGGTTCACAAGCCGCTGATAAGCCGCTCCACGCTCAATTGGAGAGAGTGGTTTACCTTGAGAGCTAGTAATCATTAGGGCGATTTTATCGGCTTCTGAGCCTGCAAAATCCTTGCATTCAATACGCACAAGATTGTGGCCAGCTTCTCTTGCAAGCAACGCACCGCTATACCGGTGGTGCCCATCAATAACTTTTACGCCTCGCTCAGTAACCTCAACAACTAATGGCGGAATATACTCATTTTCAGCCATCCACGCGTCCCTAAACCCCTCAATATTTTCTTGAGACAGTTCACGAACGTTAAAACCCTCCTCTATATAAATTTCATCCAGAGGTACTAAAAATGTTTTCCTTGTCGCAATATCCGAGCCAATGCTTTCTCTTGCTGAATAACGCTGACTTAAAGTTGCCATAATTTATCTATCCATTCTGAGGGGTGAAAATGCTTCACTATGCGCCACACACGGCGGCGCATAAGGCTTCACTTTATTGGGATTTAATCAGGCTTAAATGCGGCCTTCGAAAAGAGGCACGTCCGGCAGTTGGTTTTGCAGGTCGACCAGAATTTCGTTGTACGCATGCTCAATGATTTTTTTCGGGTCGATCAGCTCATACCAGAGAGCCAGCTTCCCTTCGCGGAGACGGTAGCGAATGCGAGCATCAATCTGATATGGCGTGCCGTTATGGAATGGTGAAATGGCCAGAGCGATTCTTTCCGGCAGTTGCGTGTTGCCGCTGCCAGTTTTTTCGTTACTGAAAGCCATTTGATAGGTGCCATCATTCAGACGAGTGACCGCTTTAAATTCAGATGTGCGTGTTTCTTGGAAGGCCAGAACCATTTCTAAAAGTGCGTTGCCTGATGTGAGGTTTGAATCAGAGGCTGGCGCAATACAGTTAATATACTGCTCAATAAATTCTGCAAACGTCACCTGATCCATTTTTTCAGCGTCAAATTTATTAAACGCTTTCCACTCATCGGACAGAGGGCAGTCATATGTAACGACGTGCGTATTTTTGAACGGTGTTTTGCCATCCAAGTGATAGTCAAGCACCGCGCGGAAGCGAGTGTTTTCAGTGTCGGCGAAAATAACACTGCGCTCATCTTTGAAGCGGACTACATAGCCAATTAACGATGAGGGTGAGATAACAGCAACGTGTTGCTTAACCTGTTCTTCATCAACGATGAAGTCTTTCAGTGATTCAACCCGGTAATCACGCGGTACAATTGCGTAGGGAATGTCAGTTTTAATTAAGCTATTTGTTACTGCCAGTTCGGCAATATGCTTAACGGATTCATTATTGTTGGTAATGTCCATTTAATATCCTTTCCAGTTATGGATGGTTGGGGGGGTTAGCTGTTCTGTGCTAATTTAATAGGCGCAGTGGCAGGCTTGGTATCAATCACTTTCAAATCCATCTGCACTTGCGATGGATCATCACGCATTAAGTCGCCGTCTGCGGTTGAGAACATAATGGTGTCAGCCCGATCAAGTTCAGGAATGGATTTCTTGACGTTGGGCGTGATCTTCATTGTGTTTTCGTCGCGGGTGTTCAACATCTGGCAATTAAGCGTCAGAGTAATAGCGCCTTTCTTGCCAGTTTCGCGGACTTGTTTAATTACCTCGGCGAGCGCTTCGGTAAGTTCGGCATCGAGTGCGCCACGGTTGATATAAGCCAGTTGTTGGCTAAATGGGGTGCTTTTAATTTCAGACATGATATTTCTCCTCGTCACATACAGAGAAGAACTCAGGCCGGGTGACGCCCTCCACGGTTAGTAGATGCCTAAGTTCTTTTCTCTATGAAAAAGGGCGACCAGCCTATGAACATTATCTTCACCTCTCATGGGTTGAAGTTCGGTCTGGTCGCCAAAGACTACACACAGCAAAGCTATTAGAGCGGGTGGCCTTTCTGGCAGAGGATTTTGCGCAGGCGGGCGAAGAAGGTGAGGCGAACGGCCTGCACGGATGGAGCGATGCGCATAACGTCTACAACGATTGTGTTAGCATTGTGGTTGATCATGTTGAATCTCCGTTCTACTGGTCAGGCCCCGGCAAAGATTGGCGTCTGCAGCCGGGGCTATTTAATTCAGAAGTACCAGCGGGCGTAGCAGTTGAGCATGCTGGTACCATTGCAATGGCCGAATTCCGTGATGGCTCTCCGGCGCTGAGTGCGTATTTCCCGCCGAGCCCTGCGGCGGCAGCGCTTGGTTAAGGTAATTTTCATGGGGTGTCCTGCAATTGCGCCCCGTAGGGCGCGGTGGGTGTTACTTCTTGTTAAAGGGAAAAGTAACAACTTGGCGAACTGTTGGCGCTCTGTTGAATGCGCTATCCAACCACTTAAAACGGTGATACCAGCGGCGACCATATTCACCAGAAACGAATCGCTTGATTGTAATTTTCATCGTGTAACCCTCTGCTGTTAGTCGGCCATCTGGCGTGCAATCCAGCGCTGTGCGCCAACTGCGGTTTTGAAATCGCGGCTCTTGGTGAATGTCATCGCGGTAAACGTGCCGTTGCCGTTTTGGATAACGCCGGTTTTTACTGATTCGTTATTGCCCATATCGTGAGTAGTGTTCATCGCTGATCCTCAGTAGTTTTATGCCTGTCCGCCGGATGCTCTCGGCGGCAGGGTAAATCCACTCGTCATTTTTAGGCTGGTTGCTGCGTTAATGGGTCGCCATGCCAAACTGCCCAGTGCTCAATGCGCTTCCTTTCCCCTGGTGCGTCGCTGCGGGAACCCGACCTGTAACACCGTCGTCGCGAATCTCTTACTGCTTCATTGGCCTATCTCCTTATGGTTGTTAAAGAGCTTGTCCAGTCGATCACCCTCTGAAGGTGGCTGTCCGGTGATTTCATCGCTCACCGTGTGGCGTGTGGCTTTCCGTAACGTTTGTGGCGGTGGTTTGCTGGTGGCGTTGCGGTGTTGATGGGTTAAGATTACCCAAGGTATTTATTATTGTAAATACGCAAGGTATTTATTTTTAATGGCATGATGCTATCCAAATGAATCTCTTAGGTATTTATTTTTTGATGAGGATTGAGATTTAGAGGGAGGTAAAGCGAAGGTGGTGATAATTTGGCAAGAAAAAGCCCAGCATTCAGCTGGGCATAGATTACACCAGACGCATCATGGTCTGTATCGCAACTCCAATAATTTTACAGTTACCATTGATCTCTTTCATGGGCCATGCGGGGTTAAGTCCCTTGAGGTACTTTTGTCCGCCATCAATGATAAGTTTTTTAAAGGTAGCCTCGTTTGCGTCGATCATTTTTGCGATAACCAAGCTACCGTTAACCGCTTCTCGGCCTGTATCTATCAAGACTAATGTTCCCTCAGGAATGCTTATCCCTGTTGGCGCTGTCATAGAATCACCATCGACACGCAACCAGAACGCCTTACCGAAAACTTTTGCATCAGACTCGTACCATTCATCGATTTGATCGATGCTGTACGGTTCCATAGCTTCCGCCCAGGCTCCTGCTTGAACCCAGCTGATCAGCGGATACTCCCTACCTTTGTTGTAAGGCCCTATGTATTTAATGTTTGAAGGCTCACGCGAAAGCATCTTTTGAGCCTCGTTCCCGATAGAAGGACTGAAATCGGCAATCGACACCTGGAGTATCTTTGCAAATGCAGCCGCTACAGAGAGGTTCAGTGCATTTCTCCCGTTAAGGTAATGGCCAACAGCACCTTGTGTAATCCCCAATTCGTCCGCGATGGTGTACTGCGTGACGCCCAGTGATTTCTTCTTCGACTCATACAAAGCTTTGAGACGTGCGGCATCTTCAAGCTGTTCTGTCGTCAGGCTCTTTTTGGATTCCATAACAGTCATTCTAATACCGTCACTATTAAAATTAAAAATACCCACCATATTGACAGCTATAAATACCCAAAGTATTCTTTCGGCATAGTAACTAAACGGAGCGTACCTATGAGTCGGATGACATTAGCCGATTACGCCAAGATTCATGGCCAGGCCAAAACTGCCAGCGACTTTGGAGTAATCCAGTGTGCAATCAGCAAAGCCATTCGTAGTGGTCGCGATATTTTTGTGACCATTCAACAAGATGGAAGCGTTAAAGGGGAAGAGATTCGTCCTTTCCCCAGTCATAAAAAAGCCTCTTAACACGCCTTTGGTAGCTGAGATAAGCATTATCCAACAGCGATGACTTAAAGGTAACCACAGCCCGAGGAACACAACTGTGTCACAGCAAAAAGCGCCGGATTGGCAGGCAGAGAAACAGCCTGAATGGGTAATTAGTGCCGCCCGCAAAATTATCACTGGTCTGCCTGGCGGTTATGCAGAGGCAGCTAACTGGCTGGGGGTGACTGAGGACGCGCTGTTTAACCGTCTTCGCCCAAACAGCAATCAAATTTTTCCGATTGGCTGGTTCATGGTGTTGCAGCGTGCTGGTGGAAATACCCACTTTGCCGACGCCGTATCCCGTCAATCGCACAGCGTGAACGTGCCTCTGCCCAAGGTGGAAGACGTCGACCGCGACGATATCAACAGCAAGCTGATGGAAGCTATCGAGTACATCGGCAAGCACTCCGAATTAGTCCGCAAATTCACTGAAGACGGCGAGATTGACGACGTTGAACGTAAGGCTTTGGACGAAAACACACACAAGCTGATGGCGACGTTCCAAGAGCACGTCATCTTGCTTTACAGCGTGTTCTGCCCCGCAGAGGAACCTAAACCCGTGAGGTAAGCGTATGCAGTCTGCAACGTTTGTTCGAACCGTCATGCCCACGGTGTTTTGCCGTGAGGATGCCGTATGGATTCAAGAACAGCTTGGCATGTTACCGCCTGCGCAACGCGGAAAGATTGCGCTCGCATACGCGGAGGCTTACCAGGCTGCATTTGACCTCGCAGAGGTTTCATACCAGCAAGACAACGCGGGCCGCAGGGCAGCGAATACACGGCTCAGAACCTACGTCGAACGGTATTCACGGGCAGGCCAGGGAATAACAACAGCGCCACCGCTGGTGGGGCAGAACGGGAAAGCGGCATGAAAATTTTTAACGGTTTTTTTTTAAACGGGGGAGAGGGGAAGGGTAAGAGGGGGGAAAGGGGGGTGATCGGGTTGGGGTGTGGGGGCAGGAACAGGCTTTACCAGAGGGAAGATCTTTAAGGGATCGAGTTGTTAAAAAGCGCCAAACGGAAATTTAGACGGCTAGACGATAAAACGAGGAATGAAACGATGATGCTTACCATCCAGCCACGCGAAAAACAGATTGTTGCACTGAATATGCTGCGCTCGGCATGGAAGCAACACGGCTCATTCATGATGTATGCGCCGGTAGGGTTCGGCAAAACGGCAATCGCTGCGCTTATCGCCAGCGGGTTCATCAGTCGCAACATGCGCATAATGTTTGTGGCCCCGTATACCGTCCTGCTTGACCAAACAGCTAACCGCTTCATTGAGTACGGCTTGCCTGCTGAAGAGATTGGCTATATCTGGCGTGACCACCCGGCCTATGACCCGAGCCGCCTTATTCAAATTGCCTCTGCCGATACGCTTATCCGTCGTGACTTCCCGGAAAACATCGATCTGCTGATCATTGATGAAGCCCACCTGAAGCGCAAAAAGATTCTGGAAATCATCGACCACCTGACGAGCAACACCGACGTGAAGGTTATCGGCCTGTCCGGTACACCGTTCTCCGCCTGGCTTGGGACGTATTACCAGAAGCTGATCAAACCGACCACGATGAAAGAGCTGATCGCAATTGGCGCACTCAGCAAATACGAATTTTACGCACCATCACACCCTGACATGAGCGATGTGAAAACGTCGGTACAAGCAGGTTATGGCAGGGACTACAACGAAACGCAATCCGGCGAGGTCATGAGTGACCCGACGCTGGTGGGTGATATCGTCAAGAACTGGCTGGAGAACGGCGAAGACCGCCCGACGATCTGCTTCTGCGTCAACGTGGCCCACGCAAATTACGTGACCGTTGAATTCAGCCGGGCGGGTGTAATGGTTGAGGTTATGACGGCATCAACACCCCATGAAGAACGCCAACTGACGATCAGCCGCTTTGAACAGGGCATCACTAAGATCATCATCAACGTTGGGGTGCTGGTGGCTGGCTTTGACAGTGACGTCCGCTGCATCATTTTTGCCCGCCCGACTAAATCAGAAATCCGGTGGATACAGATTCTGGGCCGTGGCCTTCGCCCTGCGCCTGGGAAAGATCATTGCATCATCTTCGACCACACCGGCACCGTCCATCAGATGGGCTACCCCGACGATATCGAATATGACTACCTGCCAGCCACCTCGGACGGGATGGAAGATGCCCCGGCCCGTGTGGTTAAAAACGAACAGCCAGAGCGCCTGCCGAAAGAATGCACCCAATGCCATTACGTGAAGCCGGTCGGCATTTACATCTGCCCGAAATGTGGTTTCAAGCCGATCGCTGGTGAAGACATCGACACTGACAAAACCCGCAGCCTCAAGAAAGTTAAGCAGGCCAAGGAGCTGATCACTAAAGAGGTGAAACAAGCCTGGTGGAGTCAAATTCTCTATTACCAACGCACGCGCAGCGCACAGGGGAAACCCGTTAGCGATGGCTGGTGCTCGCACGTCTACCGCAAAAAATTCGACACATGGCCCAACGGGCTGCACAGAACGCCAATGGCTATCACGCCGGTGGTGAGCAACTTCATTAAATCAACACAGATAGCCTACGCAAAATCTAAGCAGGGGAAAGCCGCATGAATACCAAACAGGCAGCTATAGGTCACTGGTCAAAAATATTCGACTTCTACGGCTTACCACCGATTACCGGCAAAAAACATTTTAAGGGGGAATGCCCGCTGTGTGGGCGTAAGGGGAAGTTCCGTTGTGACGATAAGAACGGGACCGGCTCCTACATTTGTTCATGCGGCGCGGGTGACGGTTGGGCATTGTTAACCGGCGCTACCGGGAAGGATTTCAAAACGCTGGCGTCAGAGGTCGATAAGCTGGTGGGGCGTACATATTCACCGGAAGAGAGCTATCAGGCTGGTGGCCCTTCTTCTGGTATAGCCTCCCAACGGCAACGCGTCAGCTGCAAGTTTGCAGGGTTAACAGGTTTACGCGGCACTGGCGCTGATCGCTATCTAAAACAGCGAGGTATTACCAGCCTGCCGATCGAGAACGTGCGTTATTGCGATCGTCAACGCGCTGCCGGTGGTGAATACCAGTCTATCTATGCATTGGCAACGGACGACAAGGGCGAACTGTGCTACTTGCACCGCACCCTGTTGGACGGCGACCAGAAAGCCACCGTTGCTGGCGCACCGAAGAAAATGATGCGACTGCAAGAGGACAGCTACCTTGAACACGCCACCTCTGTTGCCATTCGTATGTTTCCGCCGTCTGCAACGTTGGGTATCGCAGAAGGTATAGAGACCGCGCTTTCCTGCCACCAAATAACCCAGTGCAACACCTGGGCGACGCTGAACGCCACTTTCATGAAGAAGTTCCGCGTACCCCGTGGCGTACAGCGCCTGATCATCTTCGCCGACGCTGACGCATCTGCTACGGGCCATGCTGCCGCCTTTGAATGTGCTCGTGCCAATCTCTTGGCAAAAAACGATCTCCAACAAGTCTCAGTCCGCTGGCCTAAATCTGGCGACTTCAACGATCTGCTGCTTAACGGCTCAGAAGTCTACGAGTGGATATTCCACCGTGAGGGAAAAAATGAAAAAGCCAACTAAGCCCAAGCAGTACAAGGACAAGGTCTGCGCTCAGTGTGGAACGACATTCACGCCGGAGAAGTACCTGCAAAAAGTCTGCGGCCCGCTCTGCGCTATGCACTACCAGCGCGACGCACGCAAACGCCAGGAGGAAAGGGTACGTAAGGACAAGCTGAAGATTCGCAAGCTGGCGGTTAAGCCTCTGCGTTATTTCATCAACCTGGCCCAGACAGAGTTCAACGCGTATATCCGCGAACGTGACGCAGATGAACCATGTATCAGCTGCGGTCGCCACCATAAAGGCCAATACCATGCCGGGCATTACCGCACCGTAGGGAGCAACCCAGAGCTGCGCTTTGATGAAGATAACTGCCATAAGCAGTGCTCGGTCTGTAACAACTTCAAGTCCGCGAACCTGAGTGAATACCGCCCTAATCTGATAGCCAAGATAGGCCAGGCACGTTTTGACCGGTTGATGGGGCCACCGCCCAAGGTAGGCAAGTTAGGCCGCAGTGACTACGAACGTATCCGCGACACATATAAAGCTAAGCGCAAAGCATTGAAGCAGGAGAAGGCAGCATGACCCCGAATCAGAGACGACAAATCAAACACAACGCATGGACAACTGTTGCCGGTGTTTCTCGCAAGAAGTACCTGGGCAAGTTCCAGCGACTGACCCGCCTGCAAACATTGTGGATCACCTCCTTACTGAACGCGTGGGGTGATATGTACGGCGGCAATACTGATGGGAAGTTGAAGTGCAGCGGCGGCAGCGGTGTTTGGGGGCAAATCATGCCTGAACAGTGGGACGATGAAAGTGCGGCCCGAATTGTGAAGGTGATGGCAGACTTGCGCGCCCTCGGCTATCGCGGTGAAGAGCAGCTGAAGAAAGCAACCACCATTCTCTGGCCTCAACGCTCTCTGGAATCAATGCTGGTGGCTGCTGATGCTGGAGAAGAGTGCGACTTCATGGAAAAAGCGGTGCTGGTGTCAATGAAGCACGATAACCCGGTCTATGTGATTGGCAAGCTGTTCTATACGGGCCGCAACAACACCGTGTCGGTACTTGGGCGCTATATGCAAAATCATTACGCCCCATGGCTGACACGCGACCAGGTGGATGACAGGGTGCGTTGGTGCATTGAAATATTCAATTCTTCGGTGTTCTTCGCCGTTCGTGCAGCTATCTGCATCGAAAATGAAGAAAGTTGCAAAAATAACTTGAAAATAGCCAAGGAAGCTGCATAATACAGGTATGCTTTCGCGAAGCTGTACCATCAAGCGATGCAACAGAATGACCCGCCAGTGAGCGGGTTTTTTTACGCAAAAATGTTGCGCACGAAAGTTACTTTCTTATCTGCATCCCACACAATAACGCACGATCATGCACCGAACATGTCGACTATGTGCATTACCTTAATGGTAATGTGCTGTGAACGTGCAGATATCTCCGCTTAAACGTAATGTAAATGCGCTGAACAAGACGCTAAAATGAGCAGGTTAGCCTTGCCTAATTATCGCCCGGGCTATTACAATGAGGAATAACTAAACTTTATAGTTTGAAAGCCCGTGTGTGATGTGAGAAGGAGGATATTGAGATGCTTAAGAGACGATTCGATGCGGAGAAGGCTATTGAGGCCATTCTGTACGTTGCCTCCAATGCACCGATCCCTGACTTGTACCATGTCGGCAAGATTTTGTACTATGCTGATCGCATCCATCTTGAGAAATATGGTCGCCAGATTACGGGCGATAGATACAGGGCAATGTATAACGGACCTGTCGCGTTCGGGGTGTATGATCTTCTAAAAACAAGCAACAAAGAAAAGTCGGAAAAACAGTATTGTCCTTGTGACAAAAAACTTGTGACTAGTGCTTTCGAAATGCTTGGAGAAGAAGAGGATCATCTGATCATCAAAAAGCGTGACTATGATGTTGATCTTTTCAGCAAGTCGGATTTCAAGTGTATTGATGAAGCTATCAAAATGGTTGGTAGCTTAGGATTTGGTGATTTAAATGACTTCAGTCATGACGAAGTTTGGAAGTCAGTAAAGTTAAACCAGGAAATCCCCTTGGAAACCATTGCAGGTCATTGCAAAGATGGTGAACTCTTGGTTGAATACCTCCGTGGCTGATGGGGGGTATGATGGCAAACTTGGGTTCTCTATTTGGTGTTGGATTTACAGAGCAATTAGCTGACGCTAATTTGATTGCTGGCGCAGTAATCTATATGCCTTGTGAATTTACCACGCCTCCGAAGAATAAGTATTTGTTGGTGGCGTGCTGTGAACCTGAGTTGTTGGTTTTGGTCATAAACTCCGAAATCAATCCCTTCATAGCTGAACGTCCTGAACTCTTAGATTGCCAGGTTGACGTACCTCAAGCAGATCACGATTTTTTGCAGCATGATTCATACGTCAACTGCATCCAAACCCATACTGCTTTTAAGATGACAGCTATACGTGAAGCTATAGTGGCTAATTATCCCGCCGTCTATAAAGGAAGACTTGCTGATTATGTAATTCGGCAAGTAATAGACGCCGTAGATAGGTCAGAAACTATGGAAGTTCGTTACTGTAAAATGATAAAGCAAGGATTAGCGTCCTGCCTAACTAAAACCCGCATCTAGCGGGTTTTTTTATGGAAAAATTAAAGCGAAGCTCCATCCGAAATTAACTCGGCACCCCAGTTGAGGGGGGGTGTCGGTATCTGGTGGATGGTGCTTCGCCTTAATGTTTGTGAAGTGGGCGGCGGAAGGGTGAGGTAACACCCTGTCCACCAGTTGCTCATGTCAATGGTCACAAGCGAACCTTTGCCCGTGCTGCTAACAGCAGGACGAGCCTATCAAACAAGGGCGCTTATGATATCCAGCACACGTCTTGTCAACGCTGACACACTCGAATATATCAAAACCCTGCCTGATGACTGCATCGACCTGATTGCGACTGACCCGCCGTATTACCGGGTGAAGTCTTGCGACTGGGATAACCAATGGAAAACCGAGGCTGAGTATTTAGCCTGGCTGGATTCATTGCTGGTGGAGTTCTGGCGGGTGCTAAAGCCGAACGGCAGTCTTTATATGTTCTGTGGTAGCCGCTTGGCCTCTGATACTGAGCTGTTGGTTCGTCAACGTTTCGACGTACTGAGCCACATCGTATGGGCTAAGCCGTCCGGCGCATGGAAGCGACAGCATAAAGAAGGGCTACGTGCATTCTTCCCTGCTACCGAGCGGATCATTTTCGCCGGTCACTATGCTGGGCCGATACAGCCAAAGATTGACGGCTATGCGGTGAAATGCACCGAGCTTAAGCAAAACGTATTCAAACCGTTGATCGACTACTTCAAATCTGCCAGGCAGTCTCTTGGTGTCACTACGAAGGACATTAACGCGGCGACAGGTAAGCAGATGGCCAGCCATTGGTTTAGTGAGAGCCAGTGGCAGCTACCGAGTGAAGAGCAGTATCACAAGCTTCAGGCACTATTTGACCGCATAGCTAATGAGAAGCATCAGGCTGGTGGGTTGAATCGTGCCCATCATGAACTGGTAAAGGAATACAAAACCCTAAACCGTGAATATCTGGAGTTGTGCCAAGAATATAAATCATTGCGGCGCACCTTCACGGTATCTGCTGCGGTGCCTTACACCGACGTTTGGACTTATCCGCCGGTAGCCTTCTATGCCGGTAAGCATCCATGCGAAAAGCCTGCTGAAATGATGGAGCATATCATCAGTGCCAGCAGTCGCCCAGGTGATGTCGTTGCTGACTTCTTCATGGGTTCCGGCTCAACGATTAAGGCGGCTATCAAGCTGGGCCGCATTGGGCTGGGGGTTGAGTTGGAACCAGACAGATTCGAACAAACACAGCGGGAAATCTTCCCGAGTAACTAAGTCGCCCTGGCATTTGCCGGGGCTTTTTGTTTCTACCACCCGACGATCGGGCACAGCCCCGGCAGGGGGAGGATATGAGAATGCCAAACACTCCGCATGGCTGGACGGAAATCAGTGAAATCTTGGCAAGCTGGTGGCGCGGTGATGTGCCGATCGGTGGCGTGGTTATGGCTGTAGTCATGGCTGTATTACGAATGGCCTATTCCGGTAGCAGTAAGAGAGAAACCTTTTTTGAAGGGTTGATGTGCGGCGCGGTAGCACTGACGACTTATTCGGCCCTGGATTACTTCGACGTCCCGAAAGCCTTAACGGTGGGCATCGGTGGCTTCATCGGTTTCGTCGGCGTGAAAAAACTCAGTGCGTTCCTTTCCGGGTACGTAGGCAATCGCTTTGGTGGAGGTAATCAGGATGCGAACAAGTAACAAGGGCCGTAACTTTATAAAGGGGTTCGAGTCCCTTGAGCTGGTGGCTTATCCAGACCCAGCGACAGGCGGTAAGCCTTGGACAATCGGATGGGGTCATACCAAGGGTGTAAAGCCAGGTGATCAAATCACTCAGCAGCAGGCAGAGCAATTCTTCTCTGACGACTTGGCCGTGTTTGAGCTGACGGTAAACAGCGCTATCAAGCGCCCAATGACGCAGAACCAGTTCGACGCGATGGTATCGCTGGCGTTCAACATCGGCGGGCCAGAGTTTGCTGGTTCAACACTGGTGAAAAAATTCAATGCCGGTGATGTGCTGGGGGCTGCTGACCAGTTCCCTCGCTGGAAGTTTGGCAAAGGAAAGGTAATGCCTGGACTTGTGAAGCGCCGCGCGGGCGAACGTGAAGTGTTTTTGTCATGAGCACTGCATTCAGCTTGCGCACGATGGCGATCGGGTTGCTGCTGGTGGCTTTGATTGTCGTCAGCAGGTTGGCGTTTTACTTCCACGCAAACGCTGTAACGGCTGGTGGGAAGGTTGAGCAGCTTCAAAGCGATAACAACCTGCAGACAGCGACCATTGCCGCCCAGGTGTTTCTGTTTCAACGCGCCAACGCTATCAGTAACGCAGCGAGCCAGTACGGCATTAATACTGACGTGGCCACCCAGGGGAAAGAAATTGAATACCGGACAATCCTCAAAAATCAGTCTACGTGCGATTTGGTTGTGCCTGCCGCTATTGCTGGTGGGTTGCTCGACTACACGAACCGCCTACGTTCCGGCGCAATGTCAGCCGATACCGGCGACGTTGACTCAACCCGTACTGGCACCACTGCCGCCAGCACGCTGACCTATTGCCAGGCTGTGTTGTGGATTGACCCATTGCTTGCAGCTATCGACAAAGCGAACAACCAACTGCTGGCTATTCGTCAGCTTGATGATGAAAGGAAGAAACCATGAGCAGATATTTCTATGAGCAACGCCGTCGCCGTCAGGAAGAAGAGCGCCGTCGTAGGGAGGAGCAGAGTACTGCTGGAACTGGTAGTGACCTACTGAACCCTCTTAACCCACTAAGCCCGGTATTCGTTGGTGCTGATTACAGTAATGATTACAGCACCGGCAGTTCTGACAGTAGTGCCGGCGATTCAGGCTCCTGTAGCTCCGATTAACGTTTTTGGAAGGTTAGCAAATGTTCAAATATGAATTAGGGCAGGCAGCCATAACGACCACTGGTGAGGAGTGCGTAATTTTAGGGCGTGCCGAGTACACCAGTGAGCCGAACATGTACCTGCTGCGCTGGCCTTCTGATAATGGAACAGAGGCGGAAATCTGGTTTAAAGAGGATGAGCTAACGGCTGTTGCCTCAATGCCTGAACCATCAGCATAAGCAGCATTACAGGTGGTCTTTAAGAGGGCCACCGATAATGTACTTGTAATTTTCAGAGTAGCCCCCATTTATATTATGTTACTCGCAATTCGGACGAGTTCATTGAATGGGACAGGATATGCTTAACGATTATTTTAAGTGTGATCAAATGTCAGGGGATGAAGGCGTAGAACAACACAAACGCCTTTTGGCTGTTCAGGCTGCCCTTGAGATTGTAAAAGCCTCAGTATCAGCAGGCGGTGGAGAGGCAGGGCTAAGAAAAACTGATTGCGATCTGGAATACACAACAAAGCATTTGAGTAATTTAGCTGACGCTATTCAAGAAGCCCTTGAGTTACAAGACGAAGAATAAGATGGCTAAGGCCAACGATATAAGCTAACAGAACCCGCCAAGTGCGGGTTTTTTAATGCATGAAGCCATCAACCTGTATCAACGGGCTGGTGGCTTTTTTATTACCACTACCACCACTAAGAGAGACGACCATGTACACGCTTAAAATTGTCACTGCTAACCGAAACGAAATCATCTATGCCGTTGATTCCATCGAATGGAAACGGGTAGAGAAAACAATCTATGGCGATACCAGCACCGGCGACCCATTGAAGCTTACCCTTCTTCTTGGTGATACCGCCTATCTGACCAACAGCCACAATCGGACGGTTGCGACGTACACCAACCCGGTAACGCAAAGCGAGGCCGCCGCGTGAAAGAGCCGAGGATATACGGCAGCAAGTGGGATAAGGCACGCCGTGCATTCCTCCAACAAAACCCGCTGTGTGTCATGTGCGCACAGCAGGGACGAACGGTAGCCGCTGTTGTCGTTGACCATATCGAACCGCATAAGCTGAAGGATGCGATTAAATCCGGCAACTCGGTGTTGATTGCGAAGGCGCAGAAGCTGTTCTGGGACAAGAAGAACTGGCAGGGCTTATGCACCCCTCACCACAGCGGCACAAAGCAGCGGATGGAGAAGAGCGGCACGGTAATCGGATGTGATGCCGACGGTATGCCGCTCGATCCTAACTCGCACTGGAGTAAGTGATGACGCAAGACCAACAAACGTTACTGATGTTCAAGGGCCTGATTGCTTCGCTATCAGAAGAAAGCCAGGCGAAGGTGAAGGAAGCCGAGGAAAGGTTGCGTGACGTGCTGCGCAGTTACCCTGACGGTGAGGCTATGGTGGCCTTCGGTTTCATCGGTGCCGAGCTTCAAACGGGTGGTATGGAAACGATTGAAAAGTGAAATCATTGCAGATGCAATGATAATGATTCGCATCAACCGAGGGGGGAGGGGAAAACTTCAAACCCTTTGCTCCGAATGACCTATCACCGTCCTTTCTGTGCACAACCGCGAAATGAAAAGTTTTTTTCTGGGTGATTTTTCAATTATTTTGAAATGGTTTCATGTGCAATCATTTTCCGTGTAATCAATAAATTGTCGCCGTCTGATGGGAGGTTTCTATGGCCGGTCGTCGCCCGAAACCGACCAAATTAAAATTGGTGACCGGCAATCCGGGCAAAAGAAAACTTAATGATAATGAGCCGCAACCCGCCCGCGAAATTCCCAGCCCTCCCTCTCACCTTACTGATTGGGGGAAGACTGCCTGGGGGCGGATGACCGTTCTTCTCGATGGTATGGGCGTTTTGACCGTTGCAGATACTTTTGCACTTGAGCGCCTGTGCGATATCTATGCTGACATCCTCCAGCTCCGAAACACGATCACCGATGAGGGCCGCACCTATACGGTTCAGACTGAGGGCGGTTTTCTGATTAAGGCCAACCCGGCCGTATCCATGCTGGCAGACGCCGATCGGCGATTTAAAAGTTATTTGGTGGAGTTTGGTCTGACGCCGGCCGCCAGGTCAAAGGTGCAAGTCAATGGTGGAGAAAAAGAAGAAGACCCGCTCAACCAGTTCTTCGGTTGATCCCGCAACCCAATACGCAATGGACGTCACTTCGGGTAAAGAGCTTGCTGGGCCTGATATTCGTAATGCTTGCGCCAGGCACCTGCGTGATCTGGAACATGGCCCGGCACGCGGGCTGGCATGGGATGCAGATTCCGCTCAGCGGGCAATAGATTTCTTTTCGAAAGTGCTCAAGCTGAACGGTGGTGAGCATGAAGGTCAACCCTTTATTCCGTTAGCCTGGCAGTGCTTCGTCATTGGTTCCATTTTTGGATGGAAGAACAGCGACGGATATCGGCGCTTTCGAATGGTTTACGTTGAGTCTGGTAAAGGATCGGGTAAATCCCCGCTGGCGGGTGGTGTCGGGTTGTACTGCCTGGTTGCTGACAAAGAGCCTCGCGCTGAAGTCTACGCAGCGGCCACCAAAAAAGACCAGGCGATGATCCTTTTCCGTGATGCTGTTGCAATGGTTGACCAATCGCCCGCACTATCACAGCGGATAGATAAGTCTGGTGGAACCGGGAAAGAGTGGAACCTGGCATTTGTTCAAACAGGTTCGTTTTTTCGTCCAATAAGTTCCGACGATGGCCAGTCTGGCCCGCGCCCACACTGCGCACTGATCGATGAGGTGCACGAGCACAAAAGCAACCAGGTTGTTGAGATGATGCGTGCGGGGACGAAAGGCCGCCGGCAAGCGCTCATTTTCATGATAACCAACAGCGGCCACGATAAAACGAGCGTCTGCTACGACTATCACGAATATGGTCGGAAGATTGCGGCTGGCATGGAAGAGGATGACAGCTTCTTCAGTTTCATTTGCTCCCTTGATGAAGGCGATGACCCTTTCAAGGATGAGTCGTGCTGGAAGAAAGCCAACCCGTCATTGGGCCATACCTTCAACGAACGATATCTGCGTGAGCAGGTTACTCAGGCACGCGGCATGCCAGGCAAAGAAAGCATTGTCCGCAGGCTTAACTTTTGCCAGTGGGTTGATGCGGCTAACCCGTGGATGGGTAGCGATGTCTGGATGGGGTGCGAGTCTGATTTTGACCCGGACGAGATGATCGGGGAGGAGTGTTACGGCGGGCTTGACCTGTCAGGGACGCGAGATTTAACCGCGCTGGCGCTTTATTTTCCGAAGCGTAAGCGGTTGATGGTCGAGTTCTGGACGCCGAAAGAAACGCTGCTTCACCGTGCTAAAACTGACCGTGTTCCGTATGACATGTGGGAAAAGAAAGGTTTTATTTTCTCAACGCCGGGTAATGCGGTGAAGTACGGATTCGTTGCCGAGCGGATCGCTGACTTGGCCCTGCGATTTCACATCAAGGCAATCGCCTTCGACCAATACCGAATTAAATACCTGGAACCTGAGCTGGAGGAGGCTGATGTGAGCGTGCCGCTTATTCAGCATGGGCAGGGTTTTTACAAGGCGGCCGATTCTGGGCTGTGGATGCCGCACTCTATCGAGCTGTTTGAAGGGCTACTGGATGACAAAGAGGTTGAGATTTTGACGAACCCTTGTCTGCGCTGGAATGCAGCCTCGGCAGTTATCGAAACCGATCAGAAGAACAACCGAATATTTGCGAAGAAAAAAAGCACCGGTCGAATAGATGGTGTGGTTGCGTCAGCAATGGCCATTGGGGCGGCTGATGGGGAGGTTGAGGACGATTTCAACCTGGATGATTTCCTTTCCAGACCGTTGAGTATGTGATGGCAGAAAATAATTACAGTATTGACCTGCGCACCAATAACGGCTGGTGGGCGCGTGCGGCGTCGTGGTTTGTGGGCGGACGCCTGGTAACCCCTAATCAGGGATCGCAAACCGGCCCAGTGTCTGCTGGCGGCTCTCTCGGTGATTCCGTTGTTACCGATGAACGGATATTACAAATATCCACTGTGTGGCGATGCGTTAGCCTGATATCGACGCTGACCGCCTGCCTACCACTGGACGTGTTCGAAACCAACAAGGAAGATAACCGAACCAAGGTGGGGCTGGATAATTCTCTGGCTCGCCTGCTGCGGTATTCACCTAACCCCTACATGACCTCGCAGGAGTTTCGCGAGGCAATGACCATGCAGCTGTGTTTCTACGGCAACGCCTATGCGCTGATCGAGCGTAATGGGCTGGGCGACGTAATTAGCCTGATCCCGTTGCAGTCGGCAAATATGGATGTGCTGCTGGAAGGTAAGCAAATCGTTTACAAGTACCAGCGCGATCATGAGTTTGCCCGTTTTAAACAGCGCGACATATTTCACCTGAAAGGGTTCGGCTTCAATGGCCTGGTGGGGCTATCTCCTATCGCCCATGCGGCCAAATCTGGCGGCGTTGCGGTGGCAATGGAAGACCAGCAGCGAGATTTTTACGCCAATGGTGCCAAGTCTCCGAAAATTCTCTCGGTCGGCGACCGGGTGATGACAAAAGAGCAACGCGATCAGGTCGAAGCGAACTTCAAGGAAATTGCTGGCGGCCCGGTGAAAAAACGTTTGTGGATATTAGAGGCTAATTTCGCGGCTCATGATATTGGCGTCAGCCCGCAAGACGCCGAAACAATGGCCTCCCGCAAATTTCAGGTCAGTGAGTTGGCACGTTTCTTTGGCGTACCGCCGCACCTCGTCGGCGACGTTGAAAAATCGACGTCATTCGGAACCGGCCTTGAGCAGCAGAATCTCGGCTTTCTTCAGTACACCCTGCAGCCGTACATCACACGCTGGGAACAGTGTATTCAACGCTGGATTGTTAAGCCGGGTGATTTGGGGCGTTACCACGCCGAACACAATCTCGATGGGTTGTTGCGTGGTGATTCTGCATCGCGTGCAACCTTCATGAAAGCAATGGGGGATGCAGGCTTGCGAACCATCAACGAAATGCGGCGCCTGGATAACTATCCGCCGTTACCGGGTGGAGACGTCGCCATGCGGCAATCGCAAAACGTACCACTCACCGATTTAGGCAAAGAACCTCGCGAAAGCGGGGTTTAGTTTTTTAGGGGGCTTTGATGCCAGACATTAAAAAAACGCTGTCCTTTGAAGAGACGGAAATCAAATTTCTTGGGGACGGCACGCAAGGCATTTTCGAAGGCTATGCATCCGTGTTCGGCAATGTCGATTCAGATGGCGACATTATCCTCGCCGGCGCATTCAAAAACACCCTGCAAACCCAAACCCGCAAAGTGGCGATGTTCTTCAATCACCGCGCCTGGGAGCTGCCTGTCGGTAAGTGGGACGCGTTGCAGGAAGACACAAAGGGGTTATTTGTCCGTGGGCAACTTACCCCAGGGCATAGCGGCGCCAGTGACCTGAAAGCGGCCATGCAGCATGGCACCGTTGAGGGGATGTCCGTCGGTTTCTCCGTGACCAAAGACGATTACTCGCTGGCGGCGAACGGCGGACGCATTTTCAAAAACATTACGGCGCTGAGAGAGATCAGCGTGTGCACTTTCCCGGCAAACGAACAGGCCGGGATATCGGCGATGAAGAGCATCGATGGTATCGAAACTATTCGTGATGTTGAGAACTGGCTGAGGGACTCAGTGGGTTTAAGCAAATCACAGGCAGTGGGGCTTATTGCCCGGTTTAAGTCGGCTGTTCGGAGTGAGTCCGAAACTGACGAAAACAAAACAGATATCTCTGCGCTGATCGAGCGCATTAGTTCATTCCCTCAATCATTAGGAAAATAACATGTCCGAATTAGCCCAAATTCAAAAGGCGATCGAAGATTCGCAGAAAAACATGACCCAGCTTTTCGATGCTCAGAAAAAAGAGATTGAAGAGACGGGCCGTGTGTCCAAACAACTGCAGGACGATCTGGTCAAGGTTCAAGAGGAACTGACCAAATCCGGCACCCGCCTGTTCGACCTTGAGCAAAAAGGCGGCGCAGGCGCTGAAGACCCCGACGCCAAGAAAGACTTTTCCGAGCGTGCCGCAGAAGGTCTGATTAAGACCTGGAACGGCAGCACAGGTTCCTTTGAAGCGAAGACCTTCAACAAATCCCTGGGCAGTGATGCCACCTCTGCCGGCTCGCTGATCCAGCCGATGCAGGTGCCGGGTATTGTTGCACCGGGCCTTCGCCGTTTGGTTATCCGTGACTTGCTGGCGCAGGGCCGCATTTCAAGCAACTCGCTGGAATATGTGCGTGAAAAGCTGTTCACCAACAGCGCCAAGCCGGTTAAAGAGAAAGCGCAGAAGCCAGAGTCTGATCTGACCTTCGAAAAGCAAACGGCGAACGTGAAAACCATTGCCCACTGGGTGCAGGCATCCCGTCAGGTGATGGACGATGCGCCCATGCTGCAATCCTACGTCAATAACCGTTTGATGTACGGTTTGGCGCTGGTGGAAGAAGACCAGTTGCTTAACGGCGACGGTTCTGGGGATAACCTGACCGGCATCAATGCGGTGGCAACCGCGTATGACACTGCGCTGAATGTGGTCGGCGACACTAAGGCGGACATGATCGCCCATGCGATCTTCCAGGTCACCGAGTCAGAATTTAGCGCCTCGGGCATCATCCTGAACCCGCGTGACTGGCATAACATTGCCCTGATGAAAGACGGTGAAGGCCGCTATATCTTCGGTGGGCCGCAAGCGTTTACCAGTAACATCATGTGGGGCCTGCCGGTTGTTCCTACCCGCGCCCAAACGGCGGGTACCTTCACCGTGGGTGGTTTCGACCTGGCCTCTCAGGTCTGGGATCGCATGGATGCCACCGTTGAAGTGAGCCGCGAAGACCGCGACAACTTCGTGAAAAACATGCTGACCATTCTGTGTGAAGAGCGCCTGGCGCTGGCGCACTACCGCCCATCTGCGCTGATCAAAGGTAGCTTCACCCCACCGGCTGGCGGCTAATAACCCTTGTGGAGAGGGCGGCGTTTGCCGCCCTGATTACTTATGGCGATTGTTGTCACTGATGTAGTCCAGATCGAGGAGCTGCGCCAGCATATCGAATTTGATGGCGACGACCGCGACGCGCTGATCAAGCGCTATGCGCAAGCCGCGTTGAATTATTGTTTGCGCTGGTGCGATGACCCACGATGGAAGGTTGCAGCAGATATTCCTGAGCCGGTTGTGTCTGCGATGCTGTTGGTGTTCGGTGATCTGTTTGAGCACCGCACCAGTCAGAGTGAAATTCAGCTTTATGCCAATGCGGCCGCAGAAAATTTGATGTGGTCATGCCGAAATTGGCACGGTGTAGAGCCGGTTGAAGGGGAACCATAATGGAGCCAGGGCGTTTCAGGCATCGCATCATGATCCAGAACTTCGAAACCGTTGAGCTGCCCTCCGGGCAAGAAAAAGAGGTCTGGGTTGATGTGGCTATCAACAAAATCCCCGCCGAAGTGAAAGCCATTAGCGGCCGTGAATTGATGGCATCCAGCGCGGAGAAGTCAGAGGCAACCGTACGTATCTGGATGCGCTACCGGGACGATGTGTCCAGCGCTTCCCGCGTGGTTTTTCGTGGGATGGCTTATGAGATTGAGTCTGCCCTGCCGGATGTTCGCCTGACGCGCCTGGAGCTGCTTTGTAAAACGGGGGTGAAGATATGATCGGCGGAAAACTGGATTTTTCCGGCCTGCTGGACTTATCAAAAGATCTTGAGGTGCTCAGCAAGGCGGAAAGCAACAATGTTTTACGGCAGGCCACCCGTGCTTCTGCGGCTGTTTTCAGGGATGAGGCTCGACGCCTGGCGCCGAAGCGTACCGGCAAGTTAGCTCGGAATATCGTTGTTGTGAGCCAGCGCGGTCATCAGGGTGAGGCTGTAGCTGGCGTGCATGTGCGGAGCAAGGGCAAGGCCAGTAATCGCAATAACGCGTTTTACTGGCGGTTTGTCGAGTTGGGTACATCAGACATGGTGGCGATCCCGTTTATTCGACCCGCCTATGACGGCAAACAGGAAGAGGCTGCGCGGGCCGCTTTCGACAAAGCCAACGCAGCAATCGACAAGGTGCTATCCAAATGACTGAAGCCGATATCAAGCCATTGCTCAAGCCGCTGGTTGGCGGACAGGCATACCCTTATGTCGTCAAACTGACAGCCGAGGGGAAGCCGGCAGTGAGTCCCCCGTGGATCGTGTATTCGCTACCCAATGAGGATTCAGCGGATGTGTTTTGCGGCTCGGCGGAAACGGCGTTCATGGTTCAGATCGATGTCTATGCAGCAACAGTGGATGAGGCAACGGACATCCGTGCGTTAGCGCAGGAGGCGGTTAAACCGCTGGCACCGGCAGAAATGCGCGCCTTCAAAGATTACGAACCCGCGACGGCCCTTTACCGCGCTTCATTCGAATTCAGGGTGTGGCAATAA